AGATGAAGGAGATGCACCTATAGAAGATATTGATATGGATATACCCGCTGAAGAAGGTGATATAGATATGGCAGCAGTAGAAGGTCCAGGAGCTGAAGGAGGCGAAGAAGGCGGTGGTGATTCAGAATTTGCAGATGTAGATGCAGAAACAGATGAGGAAACTCCCCCAGCTGAGGGTGAAGAAACGGATACTGATACAACTGAAGGAGGTACAGAAGAAATAGACGTTACTGATATTGTAGATACTGCACAGGAAGCCAGTGACAAAGCAGGTAAAGCTGTAGAAGGTATAGATTCACAAAATCAAAAAATAGATAGTTTAATCTCTAAGTTAGATAATCTAGAATCTAAATTAGGTGAAATGGACCAAGTAATGGCTAATATAGAAGCATTAGAAGGGAAGATTGAGTCACTAAGACCACCAACTCAAAAGGAAAGACTGGAAATGAGGTCATTAGATAGTGGACCATTCACTCAAACACCATCTGATTTTTTTGATGAAAAAAAGCCAGAAATGGAAAAATCAGGAAAAAATGAGTATGTTTTAACACAAGCAGATGTAGATAATTATAATGACGCTGAAATAGAAGCAAGTTTAGATGGACCAGACAAAGAAGAAACTAATGAAAATGAGGAGGTTTACGAAAGAAAGTTAAAAGTCTTTAGATAATATTCTCGATAAAAAAAAATAATTGAAATTAATTGGACGGGGACTTTACCTCGTCTTTTTTTTTATCTATATTTTAATAAAAATTCGAATTTTATATTAATTAATTAAAAAAAAAACACACATTATGAGCAGTTTAGACGCAATACTTAACCAGTATCAAAAAAATCAAAAATCTAGTTCCGATAGGAAATTTGTCAGCAATGAAGACAGACTAAAAAAATACTTTGCTGCCTTCCTACCAAAAGGACAAAAAGAAGGTGAAAAAATAGTAAGAATTTTACCAACACAAGATGGTTCATCACCATTTAAAGAAGTATGGTTCCATGAAACCCAAATACAAGGAAGATGGCAAAAATTATACGACCCAGGTAAAAATTCAGATGGGTCACCTACAGGTGAAAGAAGCCCTTTAAATGAAGTTGAAGAGGCTTTGAAACTTACAGGTAATGAACAAGATAAAGAATTAGCTAGACAATATAGGTCTAGAAAGTTTTACATTGTTAAAGTAGTAGACAGACAAAACGAAGATGATGGCGTAAAATTCTGGAGATTTAAACACAATTATAAAGGAGATGGTATTATGGACAAACTTATACCATTATTTCAAAAAAGAGGAGACATAACAGATTTAAAAGAAGGTAGAGATATTACACTTATTCTTAAACAAGTTAAGTCACCAAACGGCGCAACATATACTTCTGTAAGCACTATAATGACAGAAGACCCATCACCACTTAGTACGGATGAATCATCAACGAATGAATGGTTGGGTAATGACGAAGGATGGAAAGATGTATATGCCCAAAAATCAGTAGAGTATTTAGAAGCAATCTCAAAAGGGGAAACACCAGAATGGGATAGCGAACTTAAAAAATACGTATACACAGGCTCAGAACAAACAGAGATGAATGCTGATACAAAAGACACAGAAAAAGATTTTACGGACCCACAAAGCAAATCCCCACAAGATGAGGATTTGCCATTCTAATAAAAGAGAAATATGGCAATAAAGAAAAAGAATTTTTCAGAAATTAAACAAAAATTTTCTAAAAAAGCAACGTACAAAGTAGATAAGTTCTTTGATTTAGGTGAAGCTTTCATAGACGCGACCGGATTACCCGGTCCGGCTATGGGACACATTAATATGATGTTAGGCCATAGTGATACTGGAAAAACTACAGCATTAGTTAAAACAGCTGTTGACGCACAGAGAAAAAATATATTACCAGTTTTCATTATTACAGAACAAAAATGGGATTTTGACCACGCTCAATTAATGGGGTTAGAGTGTGAGAGAAGTGATGACGGTGAATGGGACGGATTCTTTCTTTTTAATAACGACTTTCAATACATAGAACAGATTGCTGATTATATTAATGAACTTATAGACGCTCAACTTAAAGGTGAGATAGAATATGATTTATTATTTTTATGGGATTCTGTTGGTTCGGTACCATGTAAGATGACTTTTGATGGAAAAGGTGGAAAAATGCATAACGCTGCCGCATTAGCTGATAAAGTGGGTATGGGGTTAAATCAAAGAATTTCAGGAAGTAGAAAAGAAAGTTCCAAATACACTAATACATTAGTAGTAGTTAACCAACCTTGGGTAGAATTACCAGACAACCCATTCGGTCAACCAAAAATAAAAGCTAAAGGAGGGGAAGCCTTATGGTTAAACTCAACGATAGTTTTCCTATTCGGTAATCAAAAAAATGCTGGTATAGGTAAAATAACCGCGACAAAAGATAAAAGAAAGATTAAATTTGCTACTCGAAGTAAAATTTCTGTTATGAAAAACCACGTTAACGGACTAGGATACGATGATGGTAAGATTTTAATAGTAGCACATGGGTTTCTAAAAGGTAGAGACAAAAAAGACGAAAAGGCTGCTATTGACAAGTATAAAGAAGAAAATTCCTCATACTGGAATAGAATTATAGGTAGTGAAGGGGACTTCAACATCGCTGATGAAGAAACTGGAGAGTTATATTAAAAATATTGTTTAACCTATAAAAAATTACCAGTGACACACACTCTTATTATTGATGGAAACTCCCTATTTAAAATAGGATTTCATGGCGTAAAAAATTTTTACAATGACGAACAACACGTAGGTGCTATTTTTCATTTTGTTAATACCATTAAAAAAGGATTAATAGAAGAAGGATATGATAAAGTTGTTGTTTTTTGGGATGGCCAAGAAAATAAACTAAAAAGAAGAGAGATATACCCCCCTTATAAGGTTGGTAGGAAACGAGACTCAATGCGAGAAGACAGTGAGTCTTTTCGATACCAACACAATAGAATTAAAGAATACTTAGAAGATTTATTTGTACGACAAGGAGAATACAAATATGCTGAAGCTGATGATTGTATAGCGTACTATTGTCACAACTCCCCGAAAGAAAAGAAAACGATATATACCGTAGATAAAGATTTAACACAATTAATATCGGAAGATGTTAAAGTGTATCTTGCATCTACAAGAACAGAATTAACACATAAAGATAAAATACCTTTAAGACATATTTCTATACCACCAGCTAATATGCCTTTAGTTAAAATTTTGGTAGGTGATAGTTCAGATAATTTTGGCGGTATAGAAAAGTTAGGTGAGAAAACTTTATTAAAAATGTTTCCAAAAGTTATAGAAGAAGATATTAATTTTGATTACATTTTTGATATTAGTAGAGAAATTATTAACGATTCCCCAAATAATGTTATAGCTAATAACATTCTTGATGGCAAGAGTAGAGAAGGTAAATTTGGTTTGGATTTTTATTCTATGGGGACCAAATTAATAGATTTAAAACAACCTATACTAAAAGAAGAAAATAAAAAAGAAATAGATGAATTGATTAATTCACCACTAGACCCAACAGGAAGACACTGGAAGAACGTTATAAAATTAATGATGGAAGATGGGTTATTTAGGTTTTTACCAAAGAAAGATGATGGTTGGTCAGAATATCTACAACCCTTTATAAAATTAGGAAGAACAGAAAAGAAAAAATATAAAAAATTAAAATAAATAAGGCTATGAAAATTAAGAATGATAATTTAAAAGATGTAACAAAATTTGAGTTTCTATTAACCATTGACGACAATATTATTTGTCAACGATACTTCAATGTTAGGAAATATAACCCAAAAACAAGGGACTCTATTGATGTATATGACACAATGTCCTACATATCAAGTGAACTAGAAGATAAGCTCGTAAAGAAGTCTATTGATAAACTTTATGACGAATATAACCCTTATAGGTTTAGAAGAGAATTTGATGACAAATTGACGAATAATGATAAACCTAGTATATGGGATGAAAAATTTCATCTTATTTTGAAGCTAAATGGAAGTGAGATATATCATAAAATTTTACCTGCAGGGGCATACCCACCCAAGGTAAGATATACTGTGGACATTAGACCTACCATACCTAGAATCTTGAATGAGTTATCAGACACTTTGTCACGTAAAAAACTTAGCTATTATTAGCAGAGAATACACTTAATAAAACTATTTATTATTACACTAAAAGAAACATATGATTACGAATAACGAAAATTTTGGATACCTAGGAAATAATTTTCAATTAAAGCTAATTAATCAAATAATAACCGACAAAAAATTTGCAGGGCTTATTATTGATGTGATAGAGTCTCGCTACTTTGACAACCAATATTATAGATTAATTATGCAAATGGTAAAAGAGTATTACGAGAACTACCAAACCACACCATCATTCGATGCTTTAGACCAGATTACCAGAATAGAAGTAACTTCTGAAATGGCACAAAGGAATATATTTGATATGATGAAGGAGATTAAAAAGATATCGTATGAAGACCATCTTTGGGTCCAAGAAAAATCTCTTAAATTCTGTAAACAACAAGAATTAAAAAAGGCTATTAAAAAGGTTAATAAGATTTTAGAGAAAGGTGATTTTGAATCATATGATAAATGTGAAGAATATATAAGAGACGCTATACAAGTTGGGGAAGATAGTGAGGGGGCATTAGATGTTTTTTCTAAATTAGAGGAGGCATTACAAGAGGATTTCAGACACCCTATAGCTACCGGTATATCTGGTATAGATAATTTATTAGACGGTGGTTTAGCAAAAGGAGAAATAGGTGTTTTTCTAGCACCAACAGGTGTCGGTAAAACAACAATATTAAGTAAAATAGCTAATGAGGCTTATAACTCTGATTATAATGTATTACAGATATTTTTTGAAGATAACCCTAAAATTATACAACGTAAACATATAACATGTTGGACGAAAATTGCATCAAAACAGCAATCTGAAAAGAAGGAAGAAGTATTAGAAAAGTTAGCTAAATGTAGAACAAAAGGCAAATTAATATTGGAAAAGTTACCATCAGATAGTATTACTATGACTAATATCAAGAATAAAATAAGAAAATTGGTATCAGAAGGTAATAAATTTGATATGATAGTTTTAGACTATATAGATTGTGTTATACCTAGTAGAAATTTTGATAATGAATGGAAAGGTGAAGGTGCAGTAATGAGACAGTTTGAAACTATGTGTACAGAAATGGATTTAGTAGGTTGGACAGCAGCACAGGGAAATCGTTCATCTATAAGTTCAGAGGTCGTAACCACAGACCAAATGGGAGGTTCCATTAAAAAGGCACAAGTGGGTCACGTAATAATATCTATTGCAAAGACCTTACAACAAAAAGAATTGGGTTTAGCTACTATCGCTATAACTAAATCAAGAATAGGTCAAGATGGTATTGTATTTGAAAATTGTAAATTTGATAATGAAATGTTAGAGATAGATACCGCACAATCACAAACTTTCCTAGGCATAGAAGAGGGAAGAGAACAAAAAAATAGAGATAGAGTTACGCAAGCTCTACAAAGAAGAGAAAAAATAATTAATAAATCTAAAAGTTAAAATATATGGAGATTTCAAATAAAATTTTATCAGATATTACAGTTTATATGAAGTATGCAAAATACTTACCAAAACTAAATAGAAGAGAGACATGGGAAGAGTTAGTAACGCGTAATAAAAATATGCATATAAAGAGATATCCTCATATAATAGAGGATATTGAAGAAAAATATAAATTGGTATATGATAAAAAAGTATTACCATCAATGAGAAGCATGCAATTCGGTGGTAAACCAATTGAAATTTCTCCAAACAGAATTTACAATTGTGCTTATTTACCCATTGACCATATTGATTCATTTAGTGAAACAATGTTTTTGTTGTTAGGTGGAACAGGAGTAGGATATTCAGTTCAAAAACATCATGTCGCGAAACTTCCACCTATACAACACCCTTACCCTAAAAGAAAAAAGAGATTCTTAATTGGGGACTCAATAGAAGGGTGGGCTGATTCAGTTAAAGTTTTAATGAAATCATATATGAATGGTGGTGGAAGTAAAATAGACTTTGATTTCTCAGATATAAGACAAAAAGGAGCAAGATTAGTAACTTCAGGAGGAAAGGCACCAGGACCCCAACCACTTAAAGAATGCTTAGTTAAAATAGAAGGTGTTTTGTCTAATAAAGAAAATGGGGACCATCTTACAACATTAGAAGTACATGATATTGTTTGTTATATTGCAGATGCAGTTTTGGCAGGAGGTATCAGACGAGCAGCATTAATTTCTTTATTTAGTGCGGATGATAATCAAATGATTGGTTGTAAGGCTGGTAATTGGTGGGAACTTAATCCACAAAGAGGTAGAGCTAATAATTCAGCATGTTTAATGAGACATAAAATTACTAAAGAGTTTTTTATGGATATATGGAAAAGAGTTGAACTTTCAGGTGCAGGAGAACCAGGTATCTATTTGAATAATGATAAAGATTGGGGAACTAATCCATGTTGTGAGATAGCTTTACGTCCATATCAATTTTGTAATTTATGTGAGGTTAATGTAAGTAATATAGAATCACAAGAAGACTTAAATGAAAGAGTTAAAACAGCCGCATTTATAGGAACACTTCAAGCAGGATATACGGCTTTTCATTATTTAAGAGAAGTTTGGCAAGAAACAACTGAAAAAGACGCTTTAATTGGTGTTTCTATGACTGGTATAGGGAGTGGCAAGGTTTTAAAGTATGACACTAAAAAAGCTGCAAGTTTAGTTAAAAGAGAAAATACGAGAGTATCTAAATTATTAGGAATCAATCAAGCTGCAAGATGTACAACAGTAAAACCCGCAGGAACAACCTCATTGGCATTAGGAACGTCATCCGGAATTCATGCATGGCATAATGATTATTATATTAGAAGAATTAGAGTTGGTAAAAATGAAGCAATATACACTTATCTAAAAGTAAATCACCCAACTCTGATAGAAGATGATTACTTTAGACCACACGATACAGCGGTAATTAGTATTCCACAAAAAGCTCCAAAAGGGTCTATTTTAAGAACTGAATCCCCATTCCAACTCCTAGAGAGGGTTAAAAAAGTTGCAACTGAATGGGTACGTTCTGGACATAGAAAAGGCTCGAATTCTCACAATGTATCTGCCACAATATCGTTAAGAGACCATGAATGGGATAAAGTAGGAGAATGGATGTGGGAAAATAGAAAACACTATAATGGACTTTCAGTATTACCTTACGAGGGTGGAACATACACTCAAGCACCATTTGAAGATATAGTAGAAGCACAATATCATAAAATGATGAAAACTTTAATTGATATAGATTTAACACAAGTAGTAGAACTAGAAGATAATACAGATTTATCTGGTGAATTAGCGTGTGCAGGTGGTAGCTGTGAAATTGACGTAGATTTGAAAAATTTAAACGGAAATGGGACTATTAAAAAGAAAGAAGCAAGTGAAACACAAATTCAGTAAAGAAATTTTATACCACTTTAATTGTGGTAAATGTAATAAATGGTGGTCAATTGCTGACTACCATTTATTTTATAATAATGTACCAGAAAATGAAGAAATGGTACATAGTTTGATGATATGTCCTTATTGTGGACACAAAGAAACATTAATAGAAGTAAAAAATGAGAAGATATAGAATCTTATAAAGATAAAGAATAAAGCTTTAGTGTATTTATAGTAAAATAAACTATGGCAACAAACGGCACATTTGGTATAAATTTTCCTTTTCGTGATAGCTCGAAAGGGTATTACATGGAGATGACAGAATCCCCAGAAGAGGAAATACGAGCTGATTTTATCCATTTATTGTTAACTAGGAAAGGTACCAGGTATTTTCTCCCAGATTTCGGAACAAGACTATATCAATTTATTTTTGAACCTATGGATAATCGGACTTTTGACGCTATAGAAGCTGAGATTAGGGATGCTGTTAAAAAATATATACCTAATTTAAGAATAGATAAGATAACTATTACTCCTGCGGCAGAAGCGGAAGAGACTGAGGGTACTTTAGTCACTACTAACGATGATAGGGTATATAGGGTAGCTGGAGCAGGAACCGATGATTATACGGCAAAGGTATTAATAGAGTTCACAATAACGGATAGTGCTTTTGAAACTAGAGACTTCGTAATAATAAATTTATAAGATGGCCGAGAAAAAAATAGCATACACAGAAAGAGATTTTTTAGGGTTAAGAAATGAATTATTAAGATATACTAATGATTATTACCCAGATTTAATCCAGAATGCAAATGACGCTTCATTATTTTCTGTATTTCTAGATTTAAATGCTGCGGTAGCAGATAACTTACACTACCATATAGACAGAAGTATGCAAGAGACCGTACTTCAATACGCACAAGAAAGGAGTTCTCTTTATAATATTGCTAGAACTTATGGTCTAAAGATACCAGGTAATAGACCTTCAGTATCGGTAGTAGATTTTAGTATAAATGTTCCAGTTAGGGGAGATAAAGAAGATGCTCGTTATTTGGGTATTTTACAAAGAGGTGCACAATGTAAAGGGGCTGGACAAGTTTTTGAAACAGCGAATGACGTTAATTTTGCGTCCCCATATGACGCAAGTGGATTTCCTAATAGAACAAAAATACCAAACTTTGACTCCAATGGTAATATTGTGGACTACACTATAACCAAAAGAGAAGTTGTAGTAAATGGGATTACAAAAGTGTTTAAGAGGGTTATTACAGACTCGGACGTTAAACCATTCTTAAAAGTTTATTTACCAGAAAGAAATGTACTTGGTGTTGTTAGTGTTATACAAAAAGATGGTAACAATGTACAGGCGTTACCAAACACTAGTGAATTTATTTCTTCACCAAATAAATGGTATCAAGTGGATGCATTGGTAGACGATAAAGTTTTTATAGTAGATTCTACTAAACCTACAGGTAAAGCTGGTATAAAAGTGGGTAAACATATAACTACAGATAATCGCTATATCACTGAATATACACCAGAAGGGTTCTTTTATTTAACTTTTGGTGGCGGACTATCTTCTAATCAATCAACATTAGATGATTTTGTGACTCAAACCGGTTATAATCTAGATTTAAACAAATATATGGACAATATATCTTTAGGACTAGCTCCTAAGGCTAATACTACTCTTTTTATACAATATAGAGTTGGTGGTGGAAAAAATACTAATTTAGGTAACAATGTTATTAATGTATTAGGATTATATAATTTTGCATTAAATGGTCCCAATAACAACATCAATAACTCTGTAGACAATTCTTTAAAGGTTACAAATATAACAGCGGCAATTGGGGGAGCTAATATGCCATCAATTGAAGAAGTAAGAAATTATGTATCTTTTAACTTTGCTGCACAGAATAGAGCAGTAACTATTAATGATTATATTGCTCAAATAAGAAAGATGCCTAGTGAATTTGGGGCACCAGCAAAAGTAGGAGTAGTAGAAGAAGAAAATAAGGTGTTAGTTAAATTATTGTCTTATACACCAGAAGGAGCATTAACTTCAAGGGTTCCCAGTATTTTATCACAAAATGTAGCAGATTATATGTCTGACTATAGAATGTTAAATGACTATATATCTGTAGGGTCCGCTGAAGTTATAGACCTAAGGCTAGAAATTTACCTATATACAGATAAAGGATTTAATCAAGGGCAAATAGTGACTAATGTAATTAATACTACAGCAGAATTCTTCCAACCAACCAAAAGAGAATTAGGTCAAGATGTTTTTCTTGGTGAATTATCCAAAGAATTGGCACAATTAGATGGTGTAATCAATATAATTGATATAGAGTTATATAATGAATTGGGTGGACAATACTCTGATTCACAGGTTTCACAACCCTATTCTAATAGTGTAACTAGACAAATTAGTCTAATAGACCAAACTATCTTCGCTCAACCAAATCAGACTTTCCAGGTTAGATATCCAGATAAGGATATAGTGGTTAGATTAAAAAATCCTGACCAAACTAATATATCGTAATAATAGTTTACATAGAGTAGGATTAATTTAATTTTGATTCTAAGCCATAAACTATTTATCAGGTAAAGACTTTGTATGCACAAAAGCTATAGGATTAGAACAACACCTGGTGTTGACAAAAATATAAATGTTACATTAGAACAAGACTTCGATTTACTTGAAATCCTTAGTCTTAAACTTACACAGTCTGAAGTATATTCTAGATTATGTGCAGATTTCGGTGTTGTTGTTGGAAGAGTTCTAGCAAATGGTGGTTATGGGATACCAAATGCTAAAGTTTCTATTTTTATTCCTTTATCGGATGAAGATGACCTTGACCCAGTTATTTCTGAATTATATCCTTATAAAGAAACCACCGATAAAAATGAGTTAGGGTATAGATATAATTTACTTAGTTCAGCTAAACAAAATAATTGTCATACCCCGACAGGAAGTTTCCCTACAGAAGAAGAAGTTCTATTGGACCCTCTATTATTGGAGGTATACGACAAATACTATAAATTTACTGTTAAAACAAATAAGAGTGGTGACTACATGATATGGGGGTTACCACTAGGAGTACAAAAAATACATCTATCCGTAGATGTTGGGGATATAGGTTGCCATTCAATGAAACCTATTGATTTTATTGTAAAAGGAGTATCACCAGATAAATTTAAAAGTTATTCGGAGTTTAAGGCATCATCAAACTTAGATACCTTACCACAGGTTATCATACAAGAAAAGTCTATTGAGATTACACCTTTCTGGGGAAGTAAAGATTTATGTAATATAGGGATTACTAGAGTAGATTTTGATTTAAGAGACTCTGGAGTGGAAATACAACCTACTTCTACATTAATGGGAGCTATAATGAGTGATGATAATGCTGCTTCTGTAAATATAAATGGTTCGGTTAGTAGGTATCAAGGTGATATGTGTTCTTTAACCACAGGACCAGGGACTATAGAAGCGGTAAGATTTACCATTTTTGATAGAGCAGCGGGGGACGGTAGACCACATTTGGAATTTTTTAATTTAGAAGGCACATCTAAAGTAATAGATGATGGCGGTACTTTTACAGTACAAGTACCAATGAATTTAGATTATATAATAACTAATGAATTTGGTGACGAAATAATATCCTTAGATGATTCAGTTGGAATCCCAACTAGAGGGAAATACAGATTTAGAATCGGTCTAGATAGTTCTTCTGTAGGGGGTAGAAGAAAAGCAAAATATTTGGTTCCTAACATTCACGAATATAATTTAGGTGCGGGGAGTGGAACAGGAACCCCATCTGCTAATGTACACCCATGTTCTTATGCATTTAGTGATAACATAGATGATTATTGTGGTACTCCTGTTGGTGCATGGCAAACTGGGGTAGTAGCTACCGGTAAAGATTATTTTTATGAGTTTTATCCGGATAAAGTATACACAGTTGCTGGTTTTATAGATAGATGGAGAAGAGGACATGAAGGCGCTGGATGGGGAGGAGCTTTATTTGATAGGAATAGATGGAGATTTTTAGGTATAAAAAGTATAAATCCTGCGATAGAGTCTAAGTGTTCCGACGCTACAAACGAAATCCCCTCCAATGATGCATTTAGAGGTGGTACTTACTTATTTACCATTACTCAATTCCAGACTATAGCACAAGGGATTACAATATTTTTTACCTTTTTTACGATATTCTTTGTTTATTATAATGCTTTCACAGTATACATGAATGATATTTTGACTGGGTTGGCAAACATTGCAGCTTACGCTGCTGGAACTATTGTTGCTGGTTTAGCGGTCGCTGTTTCTTCTATCATTAACCTTGCATTAATGATTATATGGACAGCACTTCAATTCGTTATTAATAACTTAAATTTTATCATGATTTCTTCTGTTCTAAATAATACTAGATGGAATTTACCTTTAGTGAACTATCCTGAATGTGAACCGTGTAGTTGTGGAAATTTTTATGTTTTTAAAACACCTAAAATAATAGGATTTATAACCGATATTGTTTCTTCAATATTTAATCAGGATGGTGAGATGTCGGATGAAGAGTTCGAAACAGGTGACGATACTGTAGATGTGCCAGATTGTAGTGGTATTGTTTCTTTACGAAATAATGACCCAGTTATAGACCAAGGTTGGGGACAGGACGATAGAAGTTCGTGGATGAACCAG